GGGGAAAATGGAGGAGAGGTGAACCACGGCAGAGCTGAACATCATGGATGGCGACACCTCTGCGTCATCCACCACTGTGGCAGACGCTGACCGTGTGGTGTTCAACGATGCTGGCACCATGAAGCAAGTGGCAGTCACAGACCTGGCTGCCTACTTTGATGACGAAATCACAGCAATGCCTAACCTTGTTACAACAGGCGCACTAAATTCTGGCAGCATCACAAGCGGCTTTGGCGCGATAGACAACGGTTCTAGCAATATCACCACAACTGGCGTTGGAACATTTGGCTCACTGGATATCAGCGGAGATATAGACGTTGATGGTACAACAAATCTTGACGCTGTAGACATTGACGGTGCTGTGGACATTGCTGGCAACCTCACCGTAGACGGCGGCACAATTAAACTAGACGGCAACTACCCAACAGGCAGCAACAACGTAGCACTTGGTGACGCAGCCCTTGATGATGGTTCGCTATCTGGTGGTAACAACACTGCTGTAGGTGCCTCTGCTTTGACAGATAATACTTCTGCTGGACAGAATACTGCCATCGGTTCTTTTGCTGGAACGAACCTTACCACAGGCGGGTTGAATGTTGCTGTGGGTCAGAACGCATTGTTCACAGCTACGACAGGAACAAACAATGTGGCTGTTGGGCAAGGTTCTCTGGATGCTCTGACAACAGCAAGCAATAACGTGGCTATAGGCAAGGATTCGCTTGGCGCAACCACCACAGCCGCTGGTAGCACAGCGGTGGGGTATCAGGCTGGTGCAGCAAGTACAACGGGGCTAGTTACTGCTGTCGGCTATCAAGCACTAGATGCAAACACAACAGCAATATATAACAGTGCGTTTGGTATTCTTGCACTGACTGCAAACACAACTGGCGAGTACAATACGGCGATAGGCCGCGAATCGTTAGAGGCGAATACCACTGCATCCAACAACACAGCCGTTGGCTATCAGGCACTCACCGCAAACACTACTGGCGCAGAAAACACGGCAGTCGGAACATACGCTTTAGACGCGAACAGTTCTGGCGGGAACAATGTCGCAGTCGGCAGATACGCTTTATCCGCAAATACAACTGCCTCTAATAATACGGCTGTTGGGGACGCGGCATTGATGCAGTCAACGACAGGAGCGAACAACACCGCTTGCGGCAAAACATCTTTGTACGCACTTACAACGGGTTCCAACAATACGGCAGTAGGTCATCAAGCCTTAGATGCTGTTACAACGGGTGGTAACAACACGGCTTGTGGTCAAAATGCTCTTACAGCTTGTACAGGCGATAACAATACGGCAGTTGGCACAGCGGCACTTCAAGCGAATACTTCAGGCGCAGGAAACACCGCCATCGGAACAAATGCAGGAGATGCAATCAGCACTGGTTCAAATAATGCTGCAATGGGATTTCACGCATTATCAACAGTTACAACAGCTAATAACAATGTTGGCATAGGGTCTTATTCAGGAGATGCCATCACAACTGGTGGTGGGAATACCCTATGCGGGGTTAATGCGGGGACCACGCTTACCACGGGTAACAATAACATTGCTGTCGGGCTAAATGCTCTTATGTCAGCGACCACGGGCAGTCACAATCATGCGGTAGGTGATAGCGCATTACAGACGCTTACAACTGGTCAGTATAATGTTGCTTTAGGTCACTACACTGGTGGGTTGACGACCACACCAACATTTAATGTGTCCATTGGTCACGGCACAATGACAAGCGGAACAACAGGTGGAAACAACACTGCTGTTGGTGGCCAAGCTCTTTATTACAATCAAACAGGGTCAGAAAATGTTGCAATTGGTCGTTTTGCTCTTGGTGGTGTAGGCTCAAATAGCCACAGTTCTAATACTGCTGTTGGAAGTCAAGCAGCTGGAGGAATTACTACTGGTAACGAAAATGTATTTATAGGTGCTTCTGCTGGGCATAGCTCAATATCCACTACAACAGGTGCTGGCAATATATACATAGGTAGAAGCTCTCATGGAAGTGCAGCAAGCAATACTAAAGAAATAGTAATAGCCTATAATTCTACAGGCAAAGGCAGTAACACAGGTTTTATCAACCCTAATAGCGGTGGTGTTTATCAAGGCAATAATTCATCTAGCTGGTCAACCACATCAGATATTCGCATTAAGAAAAACATTGAAGATAACAACATTGGTCTTGAGGCAATCAATCAAGTTAGGGTCCGCAACTTTGAGTATAGAACCCCTGATGAGATAGATGAGCTGCCAACAAACACCGCCATAGACAAGCAGGGCGTTCAGCTTGGCGTTATTGCCCAAGAGATACAGCAAGTTTTGCCTGATATGGTAAAGCAAGAAACGACAGGTTGTCTCAGAGTAGACGCTGATAATATCACATGGTATTTGGTGAATGCCGTGAAAGAACTTTCAGCAAAAGTAGCTGAATTAGAAGCCAAGATAGGAGATTAAAATGGCTAGAACAGACGCAGAAAAAGCACAAGACTACACAGCAATGGGTCACTCCGTTGAACTCATCAACGCTGTGATTGCAGGGTCACAGATGGCAGATGAAGATGCTTCTGAACGTCAGGCTTGTGTAGACCGTAATGTAGAACACCTAGAACTTATGAAGGCAAAGACCGACTGGGGTTCTGAGGACATGACGGCTACAACGAAAGCAATCAGTGACGGCAAGGCATATAAGGCAAGCTAATGGACTTAGTCCATATCATAGACGGCCTGATCGGCGTCCTAGTCATGGCTGGCGGCTGGTTCCTCGGATCACAAGCGCGTGAGGTCAAGCGGCTGGATATCTTGATAAACAGGACACGCGAGGACTTTGTGTCGCGTGGCGAGTTGCGTAACGATTTGCAAAGAATAACTGATAGTCTACAACGCCTAGAGGACAGACTGGAGCGCCTCAGCTCATAGGTGAACCATGCTCACTGTTTTCGTCTTGACCGTTTACATGGGGCTGGGCGAAGACAAAAAACTAATCCACGACAAAATGCTCTTTCGCAGCCTGGTAGACTGCCAGTGGTATGCGTCCCGTATTGTCAAAACCTATGGCAACTATGAGTTCTACCGAGCCGGCACTGACAAGATCACTGCCTATTGCCTGCCCCTAGAAATCCCAGACAACACTGATCAGAGGCTTTACTGATGGACCCAGTATCAGCAATGGCGGCAGCATCAGCAGCCTTCTCAGCGGTCAAAAAAGGCGTAGCCATTGGCAAAGACATTGAGTCTATGGCCTCAGATATCGGAAGATGGATGGGTGCGCTTAGTGATCTGGATATGCTGGAGAAAGAAGCCAAGAACCCTCCTATTTTTAAAAAGTTATTTTCTGGTCAAAGCGTAGAACAAGAAGCAATGGAAGCATTTGCTGCTGCTGAAAAGAGTAGGCAGCAACGAACCGATCTCAAAAACATGATTGGCATGATGTACGGCAAATCCAAATGGGATGAGCTTGTTCGTATGGAAGGCCAGATACGCAAACGAAGGCAAGATACCCTTTACAAGCAAAGACAGCGGCGCAGAAAGTTTGTTGAGATTGTGGCTTGGATAATGATGGCAGTAGTAGCTGCCGCGTTACTCACTCTGTTTGTGTTGTTTCTTAAAGGCCAAGCTGCCAAGGCACAGCCAGATCATGTGATCTGCCGGCTGGTGGGCTGCGAGGTTTTCCAGGGGAAACGATGGTGCGTTTATAGGGGCGCATGGAACACACAAGAATCAATGAGCTTTGGAATGAGCGAGTGGTTTCCGCGTGAGTATCTTTGTGACTTTGTACCTGACGCGCCCAAGCCGCCGAGCATGAGGGACACTCTCAAGGCAATTCGGGAGAGTCAACGATGACACAGAAAAAGTTGCAGCCGCAAAGCGATTTTGAACAATACGATTTGGATGGTGACGGGGTCGTTACAGATGAGGAGCTGGAACACGCCAAGGCGATGAAACAAACAGAGCGTGAGCTGCGTAAGAGCTTGGCACAGCTCCGCATGGCAAGGTTCACGCTGATCGGCATGGGCGCCTTCACGGCAATGATGTTTACCCCTTGGGTGAGTGTCGAGCGTATTGATGCGCTCAGCGAGATTTCAAACCTTTTCTATATTTCCGGCGCCGGCATTGTCGGGGCGTATATGGGAACAACAGCGTGGATGAGTAGGAAATGATCCAAGCATTGATTGGTCCAATAGCCGAGTTGGCTGGCGGCTGGCTGAAGTCAAAGGCGGCAACCAAAGCGGCTGAGACTGAGGCTAAGGTCGCGATGAAAAAAGCAGAGGCCAAGGTCTATGAGACTGAGGCCACCAGTACAATGCTTATGGAGCAGCAGCTGACGCGCCAGATGGAGAGCAGCTGGAAGGATGAATTTTGGGTCATAATTTTTGGCTCGATTCTAATCGCCTGTTTTCTGCCCTGGACCCAAGAGTACGTTAAAAACGGGTTTATCTTCCTCGATCAACATACGCCACCCTGGTTCGCAAATTGCCTTTACATTTCAATCAGCGCGAGCTTTGGCTACCGCATAGGTAAGGCAGGGCTCGGCGCACTTGCTAACAGGAAAAAGTAATGAAGCTATCGGCTAATTTTACTCTGGACGAGCTTTGCAAAAGTCAGACAGCTGAGAGAAAGGGCATACCAAATCTGCCCAACACAGATGAGATAGAAGCACTTGAGCTGCTGTGTGAGCACATATTGCAGCCCATCAGAGATAAGTTCGGACCCTTTATGGTATCGTCAGGATTCCGAAGCCCGGAGTTGTGTGTTGCGATCGGCTCAAAAATCACCTCACAGCATTGCTGTACAGATGGTAAATGTGCTGCAGCTGATTTTGAGATTCCCGGCACTGATAACTATGCTTTGAGTGAGTGGATACGCGACAACCTGGATTTTGATCAACTAATTCTAGAGTGCTATCGCGGTGGCAACACTGGCTGGATTCACTGCAGCTGGGCGCCAGATCCACGCAAAGAGCTGCTCACATACGACAGAAAAAATGGATATAGGAAAGGTTTGATCAATGCCTGAGAGACTAGAGAAAAGCCTCATGGCCCAGGCCGCTAAGAAGGGGCTGAAGGGCAAGAAGCGTGATGCCTATGTATATGGCACCATGACAAAGGTTGCCGGCCCCAAGGGCTCTAAAAAGGCCGCTATGACCGGGTCCATCAGGCGTGGCTAAGACGCCTGCATGGCAGAGATCAGCTGGGCAAAGTGAATCAGGTGGCCTCAACGAGGCAGGCAGAAGATCAGCTCGCCGGCAGGGCATGAATTTGCAGGCTCCTGTAAGTGCAAAGCAGGCAAAGAAATCACCGAAATCAGCTGCCAGGCGTAAGAGTTTTTGCGCGCGTATGTCTGGCATGAAAGCAAAGCTGACATCTGCAAAGACAGCGCGCGATCCAAACAGCCGTATCAACAAAGCTCTGAGAAAGTGGGATTGTTAGCCATGAAACCTGGTCTATATGCCAACATCAATCGGCGCCGCGCCGCCGGCACCAGTCGTTCTAAATCCAAAAGCACAATTAGCAAAGCTGCCTACGCAAACATGAAGGCAGGCTTTCCAAAGAAAAAGAAGAAAAAAGCCTAGCCGGGTCACAAACTTTTTGTGACCCGGGTCACAGCTGGGTCACGTGCCTGACGTAACTGAACGTAACTGGGCGTAACTGAAACATTACGTATTGCTTTATGTGGCTTCATGTGGCACATATGGACTTGTAATGCATCAATGTTTTGACAGGTTCGAGTCCCGTCACTCCCGCCACGCAAGCCATTGTTTTCATTACGAAAGCAATGGTTTTTTTGCGTTTGGGTCACAAATGGGTCACAAGAAATGTTAAGTGGGTGCGGGATTTGTCCCTTTCCCGGTCTTGATCTTTACGTTAAACGTCAATATATATGTTGTGTAAGATCAAGAAAGGGATACAATCATGGAAATAGATGTAAGCCAATATTCCTCACGTGCTAAGGAAGGCAAAGCCTCTTGGTGCGTTGACACTCGCTCTCTGGTAAACAATGGCAAGCAGGAATTTTTCAAAACCAAGGCCGAGGCCAAGGCCTATGCTAAGCACGTTGCAGCCGAGATCAACCCGGCCAGCTCACAGGCCTGGGACTGGACCTTTAAGCAGCTGTGCGACAGCTACCTTGCTCACGTACAACAAGAGTTTGACGATGGCGAGATCAAGCGCTCTAACATGCTGGAGAAAAAACGCCACGCTAGATGCTTTGTTAAGCTAACGCTAGATAACCACAAGCTCACTAGCTACAAGGTGCGTGACCTTACCGCCGGCCAGATCAAGTTGCAGCTGATGAACCAGCTGAAGAAAAACCGCACAATCAAGACAGTCAAAAACATCATGGGCAATGTACGCCTGATGTTTGATCACGCGATTGATTCTGGTTGTCGTAACAGCAACCCGGCTCTCGGCGTCAAGGCCAAGGGCGCTAAGGGCGCCGGTAAAGGCTTGGCAGTCAAACCTAACGAAAGCATGATTGACAATGTCATCGCGCATATGACGCCTGCATGGCAGCTGCGCGCTGAGTTTGCAGCGACTACTGGATTGCGCCAGGGCGAGCAGCGCGCTCTCTTGTGGGCTGACCTTGTTGACCATGACTTTAAAAAGGTTGATGTCAACAAAGCAGTCGAGCACCGGGCTGGCGTTGGCGATACAAAGACGCCGGCTGGTAAGCGTAAGGTTCCACTGAAGCCAGACGTAGCCAAGAAAATGAAAGAGCTGTGGATGGCCGAGGGCCGGCCTATGAAAGGCCTGGTGTTCCCGTCACGCACAGGGCATGTGCTATCAGACAGTAGGTTCCTGCCGGCCATACACGCTGCCTGCGATGCAGCTGGCGTTGCGCGCATCAGGTGGCACGATCTGCGCCACTACTACGCCTCTAAGCTCTTGCAGAAATTCCCTGGTGACTGGTGGACTGTCACCAACCTGATGGGCCATGAGAGCATCAAGACAACCACAGAAATTTATGGGCATTGGCTTGAAGATGAAGCCCGTGACCAAGAGATCGCTGATAAGATGTGGGGGCCTTCCTAATGGAAACGCGCCTCATAGAAAAGTACCGTGTTGGGGGGGATATCAAAACCCTCGGCGCGCACGAAACCAGGTGGCAGTTTGGCAACCATGAGATCCGCGTAAGGGTGCGGCGCGGCAACTGGCAGTATTACATGAACGCCAATTCCAGAATATCTGGCTGGAATGGGCGCAGCTTGGCAGACTTTCCAGAATGGCTGGATGTTCGCTGTCCTACCATGACAGAAGAGCAGCTGCCTGCAGTAGAAGAGTGGATGCGCCAAGAGCTCACAGACGACAACGATACCAGAACTTTTGAGGTTTCTAACAAACGCTATTTACCGCGCAGAAAAGAGTTTGTCGGCCAACCGTCTAGGCACTGGCTGCCTGAGTGCGACAGAGGAAAACCAAATAGAGTGCAAAGCTGGACAGACTAATGAGCGGGGGAGCAAAAGTAGGCCATTTTATGTACTGGCCGGGCAAACTTGCTCCCCCTATGGCGCGCTGTCGCTGATACAGAAACTACACGCGCCAATCTAAAAATTAATCGTCATCAAACATTGCCGGGCCAAACTCGGACTGCAGCGTGTCACGTTTTAGATACCAGCTGCGCCCAATATGCACGACAGGCAAATCCATTGCCTTGACCAGGCGGCGCGTCCTTTGCTGAGCCGCTTTGTGGTCGTCACCCCAGAGCACACGGCTGGCCTCAGCAACGGTATATAAATATTTACCATCCATTACCGCCTACCTCTTGCCGCTGTTCTTGCTGCTGTTCTTTGCGCTTATTTACGTAGACTTTGCCGGTCATAATCTTTGGCAGATTCTTGAGCTCTGTTTCACCAGGCATTTGTTTCTGGAACACAAAGCCAATCTCAACGCCGGCCTCGGCCATTTGTGCATGAAAGTCATCACAGATCTTTTGTTGCGAATCTGTCATTCGCTCATATCTGCCGGCATCGTCATCCCAATTTGTTTTAAATTGAATAAACATAGACGCCCGGTATTCGACCTTTTGACCAGCTGCATCCTCGGCGATCATGTTCTGCCGCAGCTTGATACTATTGTTTGAAAAATGAGCCATCATCTCTCTCCATTGTTTAGTTTGTCATATTTGGCTGAGTAGTAATCTCTAAGCTCAGCAGTGAGCTCGCGGCTAAATTCATGTAGATCACCACGTTTTTTACGGGTGCGATTTGCCCAGCCTGTGCAGGCACCAATGCTATCGGCCTCATCTATCAAGCCTTTTTGCTTTGTCACCCATTGCGCCCACATATCCTCATGATCAAACGGGATCTCGTCAGATGGCGGCGGCGTTGCTGTTTCTTTTTTAGGTGCGCCCGATATATTGTCCTTGTCTGACGCTTCACGTGCCAGACGGGCCTGCTCAATTTTGAAATCCTCGGCTTCCTCGTTTGAGTAAACATCACCAGACACCTCAATGAGCTTGAGGATCACGCGGTCTTTTGCGCGCTTCTCTGCCATAGCGTAGGGGTAGCCGTTTTTATTGTTGTACGGAGCCGCCTCGCCAATCGACCATTCGACCTTTTCGCCGAGCCGGCCAGTCACCAGCATGACGACAGTTTTTGTCTGCGCGTCACTTTCGATAACCGATGGCTCATCAAAGGTGATATTGAGGTGAGCTGCAACACGCTCCAAGGATTTGTGATTCACCACAGGCGTATTGTTTTGCGGCAAGTACCACACAGCCTCGTCCGAGGTGATGCCCATATCCTTGAACAAAGCGACCAGTTTCTCAGGAATTTTCCGCATCAGGAATGATCTCCCTATTTGTCATAGATGCCCTCCAGTAGCTCGCGTCCAGCTGGGGTGATCTCCCACACAATCTCTTGCCGGCCACGATAATTGGTGGCGCGCCTGCCGCTATCGACAGCGAGGCCCATGCGGCATAGCTCGGTGATCCTCGGCTTGACGCTATATTCATACGCCCTCACACTGCGAACAACCTGGGTACTGCTTAGGCCAGACGGGGCTGCGGCGAGGCTTTGCAGGGCTGATAGCCGTAGTCCCGTTACTTTGACTGCTATAAACTCAGCGGCCTGCCGCTCAGTATCTTTGGCGTTTTTATGCACGTTAGGGCCAGGGTCACCGGGCCAGTCTAAAAGATCTGCTTGCATCATTTTCACTTCCATAGTGTTGGATCAGGGAAAACTAAGACGAGCATGGCGCACACCATTCCCATCATTAGTACGAAAAGTATTGTTGCGAAAATCTCGCGTATCCATTCCCACATTGTCATATCAACCCCCATGTCCTTTTGGCTTCATCCAGATATGCCGGCGATTCGTTCCAGCACAGCAGGGACCAGTCTGGTGAGACCATGCCCAACAGCTCGTCCTTAGTGCTGGCTGCCCTGAGGATGTTTTCGGTTGTTTTGTGATAGTGCTGAATGTCTTGGACGACATCAGCGAGGAAATCGTCACGCAGCTCAGGCGCGTTATCCGGCGTGAACAGCACATAGTCAGTTGTGCTGGCATACAAGATAAAGGGTGGCTGGCGACCATTCAGAGCCCAGAAACCGGCAGCCTGGTAGACAGAGTTCATCTCCCACATGCCGGACAGTTTTTTAGGCGCTGAAACGCTACTCCACCCAGATTTTGTCTTGGCTGGCTTTGACCATTTTGTCTTGAGGTCTCCGCGCCGCACATAATCAGGGCGAGTGTTATGAGGTAATGCATTACCGGGCAGCGTATCCATCAGGGCAATCTCGCCCAGGATGCGGTTCTCCCGTGCCATAGCTTCCCGCAGGCCGGCTATGGCATTGTCTATGACTAGCGGCAGCTCTTCTAGATATTTGCTTTTCTTAATCTCATCAGTGCCATTGTCCCAGCTGATCGGCCTATAGGCCTTTAGCTTATCTATAGCTGCCTGCTTGGCCTCTTCTACCGAGGTGGTCTTGCCTTCCTTGTCAGGCACCAGGACCATGTCAGTGGCCAGCTGCGTTGCAACGCCGGAAGCCATGTTTGCTGAGCCGGTATTGAAATACAGCGTGTCGAGGATCTCACGCGCTCTAGCGCGATCAGCCGGGTCTGCCTGTGGTGATTTGAGGATTTGGAAAGCCCAGTCAACCAATATTCTGACGTGGGTTTTTTCGTAAATCGCTTTTGCGCGATCTTTGGATTTTGGGTTTGAGTGCCAGAAATAGTGATGCCTGGCAGACCAGTCGGGTGTTTCAAGTAACATGATAAGCCTCTCCGTTACGAGAGAAGCTATATCACTTTACGTAATACGTAAACCCTATTTCTTATTTTGCCTCATTACTTATTTTTAAAAGCGTATCTGTTTCCAGATCAGCCCAGACAACCCCATGAAATTCTGGCTGCTCGATCATTACGATTCCTGGCGATGCCCATTTAATTTTTAGGTTTGTGTAATTTCCAAAATAATGCGACTCCATTGAATAGGTATTGCGGCCTGACTGGTAAAGGATGCCATAAAGCAATTCATTATTATAGGTCATTGCACAGCAATATTTGCCGAGCGCCCTGGCATCGACTGTGCTGGTAACAACTGGGTTTCTTGGCATCAGGCTGATCATGCCGTGCAGCCAGCTGCTTTTGTGGTCCTCTAGCCCTTTTAAATCCCAGTAGACTGCCATCATATCGTCAGCAAAATAGTCGTGCATATAAACGGCCTTGTTTGCGTATTTCTGTGATCGTCCGGTGGTCCACATATGTGACAAAATTAAAGGCGGGTTTTTGCCGTTATCACCACCAAGCATAATCGACCCGTGATCCTTACAATATTTTGTGGAATCCTCTTGCCATTTATTTGCCACTGCTAGGATAGGTATTGGCGGGTTGGCAAAAAATATCTCCATTGTTTTGCATTTAAGGATTTTGGCATAATCCTCAGCATCAGACAGGCTGATGGCGATATCGCCGGATTTATGGCGTGACAAAGTGCCGGGCTGGACACCCTTGAGCTCTGCTACCATCTGGTTTTTGAGGCCAGACTTGACCACCATTTTATGTAAGTTATTAGGTGCCACCGAGATATCCGCGCTAGTTTGATTTGTTACCATTGTCGTGCCTTTGTCGTTTAACGTCAATAATCTTGTACAGTTAAATTGCTTTACGGATTAAGTCAAGTACATTACAGTCTGCTGAATATTACTTATGCGGATTGTGTACATGCTATTGAACGACTATAGGCTTAAGAAGGGCTGGCACTATACGGATTTAGCCCGTCTGGTTGGTGTAAAACACGCCACGATCGTGCGGCGTTGGTGCTTGCCGCATGGTGACAAGGACCGGCTGATACCTCGCGCCGACAACATGGATAAGATCATTTTGCTGACCAATGGAGAGGTCATGCCGAATGATTTTTACATGCGCCGTGACTGAGGATGAGCTGCAAATCCAGGTAGCCAGCTGGTTGCCTTTCGCTTTGCCGCCGGGCTGTGTCTTTCATCATTCGCCTAACGAAGGCACCCGCCACGTTGCGTTCAAAACAAAGATCAAGCGTATGGGTACTAAGTTTGGCTGGCCTGACCTTGAGATTTTTGTCCCAGCTGATCAGTCCAGGACTGGCCTCAGCTCGGCGATATTCATTGAGCTAAAACGCATGAAGAGTGGCCGGCTCAACGACAATCAAAAGACCATGCGTGACGCCCTGCTTGATGCTGGGGCGCATTGGGGCATGGCTCGGTCACTTGATGAGGTCCATGAGATCCTGGCGCCCCTGGTCAAGCTGAGGGCAGGGCCATGATGCGTATCTGCGATTTCAAAAATCATTACACACGCTGCAAAAAAGGCTGGGTGTACATGCCTGATGGCATGGGCTGCGTCCAGTCTGAGCTGTGTCCGAAATGCGATGGAGAGGGACAAATACCCATGAAGGATGAAGAGCAAGACGAGCTGCTGAAATCACGCAAGCCACATGGCTACCAGTATTATCAGACATTCGCTGTGACGCTGCATGTGACATACGCCAAGAGCTACACAATCCGAGCGATGAACGATGAACACGCTATGGACATAGCCGCGCGCCGGGTTGCGAAGCGTCACAAGCACACTGACAACAAGGGCTTGGGGTTTGTAAAGGCTGTCCCCGTGGACGCCAAGCGTTTGGGCAAAGGCTAAATGACCAGGCAGAAAGATGACTGGTATCCAACGCCTCACACAGCAATCAAGAGCCTGCTGGATGTTGAGGTGTTTGACCCTGTTATCTGGGAGCCGGCAGCTGGTGACGGGGCTATATCCAAGGTGCTGGAGCTGGCCTGCTATGAGGTCGTTAGCCAGGATCTGAACGACTATGGCTATTGTCCTGCCGGCTATGATTTTCTGATGGCGACAGAGCGTGAGGCTGACTGCCTGGTAACGAACCCCCCATATAAGCTCGCTCAGCAGTTTATCGAACATGCCATAGGGCTTGGCGTCAAGAAACATGCCTGGCTGCTGCGCTTGAGCTTCCTAGAGGGGCGGGGGCGGTTCCTGGAGCTATTTGATAATTACCCACCATCACGAATCCATGTGTTCTCTAAGCGCCTGACAATTTGGAGGGGCGGCGAGGCGCCAGCTGGCACCGGCACGACTGCATATGCGTGGTTCGTGTGGAACGCCAACTACAACGGCGTGCCGCAGCTGGGCTGGCTATGAAGAAAAAGAAACGCGGAAGCGCATATGCTGATTTTCTCAGGAGGCGAAACGGGCATATGCCAGCACCAAGACAAACAGAACCAGAGCCATGTGTTGTTTGCGGCGCCATGCACCAGCTGCACATGGGAACCTGGATCATGACAGCCAACAAGGATCTGCTTTGTGCAAATGATCGTTGCTGGCGCATTGCAGTAGAAAGGGAAAAAGATGGGAAAGCGACACAAGATGTCATGGACAGATGAGCGGCGACAAGCTCAATCGGAGCGGCTCAAGAAGGCCTGGGCTGACAAAAAGGCCAGGAAGGATCTGCAGGCCTGGCACGATATTGGTGGCAAGACAGATCCCTGGTGGAAGCCCATTTTTAATTTATTCCGTAAAGGGGCTTGACAGAAAATGGAAAGTAAAAATAAAATCGGCGCAGCCGCGCTAGATTCTAAGCTACCCAGAGCTCAGCAAACAAAGCTCAGCGACAACCCAATAATAAATAACTTACTGAAAAGCACTGCCAAGCAAACAAGCTATGCTTATAGCTCAGCTATAGCCAGAGCTAAGCTATCGCCGCTTGATGAGCTTCAGCGCAGGGTTTTTAAGAGGCTCAGGCCCATGTATGGCTCTGATCGTTACATGGAATTGCAGAACCAGGTCAGCGCATTAGCGCCGCTGGAACGCCAAGACTGGCTCAATGACATGCAGGACAAGCTCAATGCAGTTAAGCAGGCTAACAATAGCTGAGCTTGACGAGCTCTTCATGGAAGCAGCTGAGACAGAGCGCAAGCTGCCAGCTGCAATGCGTAAACAGAAAATGTCCGGGTGGCCTGACTATCCCAGGGACTATGCAGCCTATGGCTATAATGCTTTTGAGGTGCCAATGCTCAAGGCAACGCCCGATCAGGTTAGCCGTTACGATGCAGCATTGAACCTGGTGCTTACCAAGCTAGATGAAGAGGACAGGCGCCTCGTGTGGGCTGTGGCAGCCTCAGCTGCGTATAGGCAGCGAGGGCCGCGCTGGACAAAGCTGGCGGTCATACTGGGCTTAAATGACCCTAGAATCGTTAAGCAAAAATACAAAGATGCACTAATACGGTTATATTATATGCTTTAAACGTAAAGACTATTGACGCGAATGTACCAAATCTGGTACTGCAAAAGATAGCATCGACTATATGTCGCTGTTAAATGAACTGCGGTTCATTCGCTGCATGGTTGGACCCTCTGTTGTAAAGGGACTGACGCATTGTTTCTTCCCTAACGAAACCTTACCGGCTGTCTGTTGTTTTATGCGAGCAACAGGCAGCTGGGCTTTTATGGATGGCAATGGCTAAGAGACGCATCACCAAAGCTCAGATGACGATTATCTGTGAGCGTATTGCTGACGGAATCAGTCTGACAAGGATCTGCAACGAGGACAGTGAGCTGCCATCGTGGAGGACAGTGCTGCGCCATGTTCAAGAGGATGAGGATGCTTACACAAGCTATAGGACAGCCAGGTCATTGCAGTGTGAGGTCATGCGTGACCAGATCATTGACCTGGTCGAGGCACCGTTGCCAAGCGATCCTAAGCTAGCAATGGCTGAGGTACAGCGTAGAAGGTTAGAGGCAGATCATAAGGACAAGCACATAAGGCAGATGCAGCCACTGGGGCTAAGAGACAAGGCTGAGGACAGCAAGCAGACGAGCGGGACGATCACGCTGAGCTGGGGCAATGCTGACGTGCAGGCTAGTGGTTGAGTGGTGCAGTGCTGTCATCCAGTGGCAGGGCTCGCGCGCACGAGGCATATGTCAACCTGATTTTAGTTTACAAAGCTGATCTTGTGACCGAGCTGTGACCCAGCGCTCTGTAATGCCCGGCTAGCCTACAAGTGGGTGCGGGATACATACCCGTTTGCAATGTCTCGATTTCCTGGCGACCACCCCCGGCCCCCCAAAAGACCGGGCGCTGTGTCTATAACGTATATAAACCCTGACAAGAGCCTGTCTCTAATGAACATCGAAATCCCCTATTCCCCAAGGCCGCTGCAGGCTCAGATCCACTCTGAGCTATCCGAGAAGCGCTGGGGCGTAGTCGTGCTACACCGCCGAGCTGGCAAGACAGTCATGGCTATCAATCACTTGCTAAGGGAGGCTGTGCTTAACCAGCATACGAACCCTCGCTGTGCTTACATAGCGCCGACCTATCGGCAGGCCAAGGCTGTTGCCTGGGACTACCTCAAGCAGTTCGCCGGCAAGATACCGATGGTTCGCTTCCATGAGACTGAGCTGCGGTGTGACTTGCCCAATGGTGCAAGGATACAGCTGCTAGGTGCTGAAAATCCAGATTCACTCCGTGGAATCTACCTGGATATGGCCGTTCTTGATGAGATGGCTGACATGCCGGAGAGTTTGTTTCCTGAGATCATCAGGCCGGCGCTGAGCGATCGTAAGGGCAAGGCGCTGTTCATTGGTACACCCAAGGGCCACAACGCCTTCTATGAGCTTTATACGGCTGCTGAGAGCCAGGACGACTGGTACACGGCGATCCATAAGGCTAGTGAGACTGGCATATTGGATGCAGAAGAGCTGGATGCTGCCAGGTCCATGATGTCAGCCGACCAGTACCAGCAGGAATTTGAGTGCTCATGGGTGGCTAATGTGCCAGGTGCTGTTTTCGGCAAAGAGCTGCAGCAGATCCAGGAAATGGGGCGCATCAGCAGTGTGCCATATGACCCGGCATACACGGTTGATACCTGGTGGGATCTGGGCATAGGCGATAGCACGGCGATCTGGTTTACCCAAAGCGTTGGCCGGGCTGTGCATGTGATCGACTTTTACGAGAACAGGGGCGAGGGCTTGCCCCATTACGCTGCTGTTTTGCAGCAAAAAGAATATTTGTATGGGAGCCATAACGCGCCGCATGACATTGAGGTCAGAGAGTTGGGCAGTGGCAAGAGCCGGCGGGAGGTATCCTGGGATCTAGGGATAAATTTTAGGGTGGTTCCAAAGCTGCCTGTCGAGGATGGGCTCCATGCTGCACAGATGCTTATACCACGCTGCTGGTTTGATAAAGAGCTCACAAAACCGGGGCTCGAAGCCTTACGACAGTATCACCGAGCCTACAATGAAAGACTTAGAAGTTTTCGTAATACCCCTGTTCACGATTGGTCGTCACATGCTGCGGATGCTTTTCGTTATTTGGCGGTTGGTATCAAGGACGCCAGGGCAACCGATAGACCCCCGCAAGCATTTGCGGATTCGCACTATAACCCACTTGGATATGTAGGAGCTTAACCATGTCTGGATTGTTCGGGGGCAGCAAATCGTCAGCCCCGCCACCACCTCCACCACCGCCACCACCGGCAAAAGCCGTACCGGCTTCAGCTGTTGCAGCTGATACGGATGCAAAGATAAAAGACCCGAAAAAGGTCAACAAGAAAAAGACCCAGGTGACTGGCCCTCAAGGCGTCCTTAATGAGGATAGCGTTGAGTATAAGTCGCTCCTGGGCGGCGCAAAGAAGATGAAGTAACAATGGGGGGTGGCGGTCCATCAGATGGGGGCGATAGCCCCGCTCCAGACCCAATAGACAATACAGAACCGCCCGGAGTTCCAACAACACCGCCACCATCACCACCGCCTGCCCCAGAGCCAGAGCCGAAACCTGAGCCTAAGCCAGAGCCGGAGCCAGAGCCTGACAGACCGTCTGATAACCCAGGGACAAGGCCGCCAGACCAGATAGGCCCACAGCCTGATCCTATTGATATTGATTTCCCGGATACATTCCCGGATGACGATATTGATGACGATGACGATGATCCGGGCTTTACATTACCGCCCACAATACCACCAGATATGCCATATGACGGCTATGTGCCGGATGCAGAAGAGCCAGAGCGTCCAATACCAGAGCCGGTTCAGCCAGACATTCCTGTTGATATACCGCCAGTAATACCCGATGACACACCGCCGATCGAAGCAAGGCCGCCGGTAGATGATCCAGTCGCAGATATGCCTTACGAGGGTTATGTGCCGGACATAGAAGAGCCGGAGCGACCCTTGCCAGAGCCGGTGCTGCCGGAAATGCCGGATGATTCTATAGCCGACACCACACAGCCGGGTGACTTTCCCTATGGCGGTTATCAGCCAGACCCGGAAGAACCGCCAAGGCCTGGCGCGCCCGGCTTTGACCCTGAGGCTGAGCCAACAATACCAGCTGATCCTGGGCCAGAGCCGACCATACCAGATGTTTATAACCCGCCAGCTGATGATCCACCGGCAACAACACCGCCGCCAACAGGGTCACCAAAGCCAGAAGATACCAGCGGCGATGGCGATCCTGACGATGTTGTCAGGGGCAAGGAAGCTGGGCCACAGCGGCGCAAGCGTCCAGGCCGGGCCGGTGAGGGCAGATCTATCTTGGGATCACAGACCTATGCCGGCAAAGGCAAAAATGTGCAGAAAAAATCACTGACAGGACAATAAATGGCAACAGTCGATGAACAAGCAGTAATCCTGCTAAAAAGGTTTTCCAGCCTGCAATCGCAAAGGCAGACCTGGGAGAGCCATTGGCAGGAAATTGCTGACTTTGTCGTGCCGCGTAAAGCTGACGTGACAAAGAAAAGATCACCGGGCGACAAGCGCACCGAGCTTGTGTTTGACAGCACGGCCATCCATGCAGCTGAGCTGCTGAGCGCCAGTTTGCACGGCATGTTGACCAATATGTCCACAAAATGGTTTAGCCTGCGCTATCTGGACCCAGATCTAGAGGGCAATGATGAAGCCAAGGAATATCTGCTGTCTGTGGAAGAGACCATGTATACAGCCTTTGCCCGGTCTAATTTTGCCGAGCAGATCCATGAGCTCTATCACGATCTGATTACATTTGGGACAGGCGTGATCTTTGTCGAGGATGATGATGAGTTCGATGTCAGGTTCTCAACGCGACATATAGCAGAATGTTATATATCAGAAGATGAAACGGGCCGTGTCGATACGGTGTTTCGCAAGTTCCAGATGCCGGCCAGGGCTGTGGTCAATGAGTTCGGCATCGACAACCTATCACAAAAAATACAAAAGACAGACACCGAGAATCCTTATGAGCTGGTGACCCTGATCCATGCGGTGTTCCCACGCCAGGATCGGGATATCACCAAGCTCACCAGCGAAAACAAGGCCTTTGCATCGATATATCTTGACCCCGAAGCCAAAACAGCATTGCGCGAAAAGGGCTTTGATAGTTTCCCGTATATGGCGCCCAGGTTCCTCAAGGCCAGTTTTGAGATTGGATATGGCAGATCACCAGCCATGACCGCCCTACCAGACATCAAAATGATCAACAAGATGTCTGAGGTAACCATCCGGGCAGCGCAAAAACAGGTCGATCCTCCCTTGCTCGTTCCTGATGATGGGTTCATCCTTCCTATCCGCACTGTTCCGGGTGGACTGAATTTCTACCGCTCAGGCACCAGGGACCGCCTGGAGCCGCTCAATATAGGCGCAAACAACCCGCTGGGCCTGCAAATGGAAGAGCAGCGCCGCAAAGCCATACAATCAGCCTTCTTTGTCGATCAGCTCATCCTAAGCCAGGGGCCGCAGATGACGGCAACCGAGGTGGTGCAAAGAACAGAAGAAAAGATGCGCCTGCTTGGCCCCGTCCTGGGCAGGCTGCAGGCCGAGCTGCTGCAGCCATTGATCAACCGGGTGTTTTCTATATTGACCGAGCGCAAGGTTTTCCGGCCAGCTCCTGAGTTCATGCGCGATACAACAATAGATATTGAATATGTAAGCCCATTGGCCAAGGCGCAGCGCCAGGGTGACATCCAGTCTGCCATGCGCCTGCTGGAGCTTATGCAGCCAATGGTACAGCTAGATCCAAGCATCCTGGACAACATCGATGCTGACGGGTTTGTGAAGCATCTGGTCAAGGTTCTCTCGGTGCCGGCAACGGCAGTCAGGGGTCAGGATGAGATTGCCAGGATACGACAGACCAGGGCAGCTGAACAGCAGCAGCAGATGGAGATGCAGCAGGCCATGCAAGCGGCTCAGGCAGCCGGTGAGGGCGCTCCGTTCATCCGCGCAGTCAGTGACCAGCAATGACGCCAGAGGACACTATAGCACTCTACAAGCAAGTGTTCACGTCAGATCAAGGCGAGCAACTATTAGAGGATCTGGGCGTGAGATTTTGTGAAAATAGTTCAACCTTTTCACCAGATCCATACGAGACAGCCTACCGCGAAGGGCAGCGCACGGTAGTGCTTTTTATCAAATCAATGCTGCGAGATCGTAAACAGATAGAGGATATGATTGACAATGAGTGAAGAACAGGTAGCGGAGGTCTCAGCTGAGGTAGCCCCGTCTGTGTCAGAGGACTGGCGCTCAGCGATTCCTGAGGACATCAGGGACCATAAATCACTTTCAACAATAAAGGATGTAGGCGGCCTGGCTAAGGGCTTTGTCCACGCGCAGTCGATGATTGGCGCGGATAAGATAGCCATACCGGGCAAATTTGCGACAGAGGATGACTGGAACCCGGTCTGGGATAAATTAGGCCGGCCAGAAAGCGCAGAGGGTTACGAGCTCACAAACGAGCCAGGCGAAGGCATAGAGGCCAATGAAGAGATGCTTGGCTGGTTCAAAGGCGTGGCCCACAAAACCGGCCTAACGCCAGGGCAGGCGCAAAATCTTCTTAACGAATATAATGCCTATGCAGCCGAGGTTGGCCTGGATGAAGCGCCAGCGCCAGAATTTAGCCAGGAACAAGTCGTAACCCAGCTAAAAAAGGAATATGGCGCCGCCTTTGAGGACAAGGCAAGCGCTGCAGCTGGTGTTGTTACACAGTTTGCACCAGATGAAACTATGGTGACTGCCTACGCTGAGAACGGCGAATCATACCAGCATAGCTCGCTATCAGAGCTTGTGTTGGCTGATGGCAGCACGGTGGGGGATCACCCTGATTTCATCAGGACAATGGTTAATATAAGCGATTTTATTGCATCGAAAATTGGTGAGGACAGCCTGGAGGGCATCAAGTCTAGCGGATCACTGACGCCATCCGAGGCGCAGGGACAAATAGACCAGCTCATGGCTCCTAAAGGCCCATACTGGGACCAGCGGCACCCACAGCATGACTGGACTGTCCAGGAGGTTTTTAGATTAAGGGAGCTCTCCCTTGCCGAATGATGATGCAATGCTGCGCCTGGAGGTGCTGCGGATGACCCTGGAAACAGGCTCAGCTGCGATAATAGCCAATCCTCTAGAGCAAGCAGAAAAGAATTTACAATGGGTCATCCTGCCAGTTGATAAGCCCCAGGCCCAGCTGGCAAAGCCCCAGAGTAAGAAACCCGGACAAGCTGCATAGCCCCGGTCAGCGCAACTGTAACTGCAAAACCTTTCGTCCGACACACTGTTGGGTAGCGATTTTTTGTAAACGCTTAGTGAAAGGAGGGTGCTATGAGCACTCAAATCACAACCGCGTTTTCCCAGCAGTTTAGCACTAATGTTCAGCTGCTTTCTCAGCAGACCGGCTCCATCCTACGGGGCGGCGTGTCTGAGGAATCAGTGACTGGCGAGAAAGCCTTTTTCGACCAGGTCGGTGCAGCTGCAGCGGTAAAACGCACATCACGCCATCAGGATACCCCGATGGTTGATACCCCACATAGCCGCCGGATGGTGACTATGGATGCGTATGAATGGGCAGACCTAATCGATGATGCTGACAAAGTTCAAATGCTTATCGACCCAACAAGCACCTATGCCCGTGCGGCAGCGGCTGCTATGGGCCGGGCGATGGACGATGCCATCATTGCGGCAGCCACAGGAACGTCACTGACCGGCAAAGCTGGAGCGTCAAGCACAACAATGCTTGCTGCTAACCAGATAGCCAATGGCTCAGCTGATATGAGCGTGGCTAAGCTGATTGAGGCCAAGAAGATCCTTGACCTTGGTTCAGTTGATCCATCAATACCCAGGCACATTGCCCTGGGGCCAGACCAAATTGAGGCGTTGTTGAACACCACCTCTGTCACAAGCTCTGACTTTAATACAGTCAAAGCCTTGGTACAGGGTGAGATCAACACATTCATGGGATTCCAGTTCCATGTGACCACTCGCCTTGCCAAATCTGGCAACATTCGCACCTGCTTTGCCTGGGCCGAGGACGGCCTCAAACTGGCGGTGGGTAAAGACGTAACCAGTCGTATCGATGAAAGATCTGACAAATCCTATTCTACCCAGGTTTACTATTGCGCCCAGTTCGGCGCGACCCGGATGGAAGAGGAAAAGGTCGTTCAAATCGATTGCGATGAGAGCGCATAGGGGGGCCTGTTATGACAACTAAAAACTCAGATCTGGTTGCTAACTTTGAAGCCAGCCCACAGGTGTTTAACAATGCGGCACTGCTTGGCGGTGAGCTCCGCGTTGCTCAAGGCACAATCGAGCTTGTTGCTGGTGATAGCACCGACAATGACATTGTCATGCTGGCGCCAATACCAAGCCATGCAACGATCCCGCAGCTGTTTATCGGCACCGATACATTCGGCGGGTCATGCACTTTCAACGTAGGTTTGTATCTGCCTGACGGGACTGTGAAAGACGAAGATGTCTTTGCATCCTCAGTGGCCGATGCAGCTGCAATGGCTGATGTACGCTTTGAGGCGGCAGACATAAACACTGCCGGCCAGAGAGTATATGAGCTTGCTGGTGATTCGACTGATCCCGGTGATTACTACTATGTTGCGGTGACTTTCAACGCAACTGGTGGCACTGCCGGCACCATGTCGTTCAACATCGTTTACGTTGTAAACTAACCGAGATAGGCCAGCTCAGAGATGGGCTGGCCGTTTCTTTGAGGGAAACTCATGGCATCTGTTGTTGATATCTGTAACAGCGCACTGAACCAGATCGGGGCAGCAAACATTACTGCTTTGACCGAGGACAGCAAGGCGGCGCGTGTCTTAAACCAGCGCTATGAATTTGTCCGGGACATGGTGTTCAGAGCCCATCCCTGGAACAGCCTGATCACACGCAAAAAACTAGCAGCTGACAGCGATGCCCCAGCCTTTGAGTTCGCATACGCATTTACATTGCCGACAGACCCATTTTGCTTGCGCGTCCTACATCTTGATTTTCACGACATTATCTACCGGGTCGAGGGCCGCAAGATCCTGACAGACGAGGCTGTTGTGAACCTGGTGTATGTAGGGCGAATCACTGACCCACAGCAATATGACACGCTGCTGACAGAGACCATAGCCACAGCCCTGGCAGCTGACGTGAGCTACAACATTGTTGGCTCATCCACGCTGACACAGACGCTGAACCAGCTCTATACATCCAAGCTATCAGAGGCGCGCTTTGTCGATGCAACAGAAGGCACTCCGGCCAGCGTCACAAGCGTTGCAGCTGCCGGCTCGCTTGAGGCTGATACCTTTATCAGATCCAGATATTAATGACAAAAGCCAGCCCAGCCCTGAATAACTTTACAGCCGGTGAGCTCTCGCCGCGCCTGGATGGCCGCACCGACATTGTCAAATATTTCCAGGGCAGCAGGAAACTAGAGAATTTTACGGTGCATCCTCATGGTGGTGCCTCACGGCGGCCAGGCACTATCTTTGTGCGCGCTGTCAAAACAGCATCCGCAAAAACCAGGCTGATACCTTTTGAGTTCAATGTCGAACAGACTTACGCCTTGGAATTTGGCAATGAGTATTTTAGAATCCACAAGGATGGCGGCACAGTTGTGTCCAGTGGTAGCCCGGTGGAGGTCACGACAGTCTATACAACGGCGCAGCTGCCAGATCTAAAATATGTGCAGTCAGCTGACGTGATGTACATCGTACATCCCAGCCACCCGGTCTATAAGATCACCCGCACCAGCGACACTGCCTGGACATTTACCCAGGTGGATTTTCGCCGGGGTCCAATGCAGGATGACAACATCACAGACACAACGCTTCTGGCGAATGGCAGAACAGGCAGCGTAACAGTCACAGCCTCGGCTAGTTTGTTTGTCAGTACTGATGTTGGCCGGATAATCAGGCTGCATGATGGCTTTGCCAAAATCACTGCCTTTACCTCAGCCACTGTGGTCACAGCAACTGTGCAGGAAAATGTCGAGCGCAGAAGTGAGCTGATGCCGTCAATGACAGCCACCACACTGGCATTTCACGAAGGCGACCCATCAGCCACGGGCCTGGAGCATAATGACCGCATCACAGATACCGCTGGTAATTTTGTAAAAGAAGGCTTCAAGAAAGGCATGAAGGTCACGACCACCGGGGCCGGCACTAGCGGAAACAATCAGGCCGCTATTTTGCTTGTCCAGGTCACCGAGGACACAATGCTTTTTGCGCCATCTGTTGATGTAACCGATGAGAGCGCAGGCCAAAGCATTACCATAGCCGGTGACCTAGAGGCCGACACAGATTTTGCCTTGGGTGCTTTCTCGGTCACAACAGGCTTTCCGGCAGCTGTCGCGTTTTATGAGGAACGGCTGACCTTTGCCAATACAACGGCGCAGCCCCAAACAATATTCTTTAGTGTGGCCGGTGACTTTGAGGATTTCGCTGATGGCATCGATGCTGACGATGCGCTGATCTATACCATTGGATCTAACCAGGTCAACGTCATCCGCTACCTATCATCAAGTAGGGCGCTTATTGTCGGCACGTCTGGCGGTGAGTTCGCGGTTACTGCATCAGGCGGCCCGGAGCCGCTCAGCCCGACTAACGCACAAATCAAGCGCCAGGCCTCATATGGCTCTGCCAACATCCAGCCAGTGCAAGTCGGTAACGTCACGCTCTTTGTGCAGCGCGCCAAGCGTAAAATCCGCGAGCTGGTCTACAATTTCGATACGGATTCATATCAGGCGCCTGATCTAACGATACTGGCAGAACACATAACAGATAGCGGCATTGTTGAGATAGCGCACCAGCAAGAGCCGGACAATGTGGTCTGGCTGGTTCTAGATGATGGCCGACTGGTCGGCATGACATACCGGCGCGAAGAGAACGTGATTGCTTTTCATAAGCACCTTTTTGGCGGCAAATCAGATACCGGCAAAACAATCATTGTGCAAAGCATTAGCTTTACGGCTAACAGCACCACGGTAAACACAAGCAATAATCGCATCACGCTGTCTAGCCACGGCCTGACAACCGGCGATCCAATTTACTATAACGCCAGCACCAATTCGATCACGGGCCTTGATAATGAGAGCGTCTATTTTGTTATAAGTGTGGATAGCAATACCATCAGCCTGGCATCCAGCGCAGCAAATGCCTCTGCCGGCACGGCAATCACGCTGTACTCTGCGCCAGGCAGTGACACCACGCAGCAGTTTTTCCAGGGCGTCAATATCGCTAACTCTAATATCTACTCGGCATCACATGGCCTTAAAACAGGCGATCTCATCTTTTATGAAACACCTGGCACGGCTATTGGCGGCCTGGCAGAGAACACCAGATATTTTGTACAAAAGATCTCTGACAATGAGTTCCGGGTTGCAAGCTCGCTAGATTTTACCAATGACATTGTTGCGCTGACATCTGCGCCAGCCACTGAGCAAACCGATAAAATCCTGACCCATGCCAAGGTTGAGAGTATTGCCACGGTGCCGGGCGATTTGGATGAGGATGACATCTATGTCATCGTGCAGCGCTACATAAATGGCAGCACTGTGCGCCATGTCGAGTATTTTTCTAACTATGATTTTGGCTCGGATGTAAATGATGCCTATTTTGTTGATTGCGGCCTGACCTACTCCGGCGCAGCTGCCACAACAATCAGCGGTCTGACGCACCTAGAGGGCGAGACAGTCAGCATCCTGGCAGATGGCGCCACGCACCCAGACAAAACTGTAAGCTCTGGCTCCATAACGCTAGAGCGCGCAGCTGAGGTCGCTCATATAGGCCTTAACTACACCTCTACGATGGAAACCATGCGCCTAGAGGCCGGCGACACTGAAGGCACCGCCCAGGGCCGTATAAAGCGCGTACACGGCGTCACCATGCGTCTGTATAGGTCTGTGGGGGCAAAGATAGGAAGCAGCGAGAATGAGCTTGATATCGTGCCTTTCAGATCTAGTGCAAACGTCATGGATACTGCCACGCCATTATTTACGGGCGATAAAGAAATAGAGTTTAGGGGAGGGTATGAGACCGAGGCCAGCATTGTTGTCCAGCAAGACCAGCCCCTGCCACTTACCATCCTGGCGCTATATCCGCGCCTAACGACATTTGAGAGCTAATGAACATAGTCCCATATTTAACTGATCACGTTGATCACATTATTAAAGAGCGCACCAATGACCAAAACCCAGAAGATTATAAGCGCTATTTTGGGTTTGGCAGCGGGCTAGATCAGCCCGGCATGGCTTATACAGCCTTTGATAATGGCCACGTTATCTGTTCTGCCGGTATCAAAAAACTATGGCTGGGTGTTGGCGAGGCCTGGATTGTCAGCAGCTGGCGCATCAGAGAAAAGCCTATTGGCGTGATCAAAGCTATACGCGCCAGGTTCGATGACATTATAGAAACCAATGAGCTGCACCGCGTCCAGGCCGCTGTAAGGGCCGACTGGGATGAAGCAATAAGATTTGCCGAATATTTAGATTTTAAAAACGAGGGCCTGATGCGCGGCTACGGCGTGGATGGTCGTGATTATTTTAGATATGCGAGGGTGAGCTAATGGCATCTGGTCCTTTGATGATTGCCAGCGCCGCAGTAAAAGCTGTTGGCGCAATGCAACAAGGCAGAGCCCAAGCACGGGCTAACCGCTACAACGCGCAGATAAATGAGCGAAATGCGCTTGTGGCCGAGCAAGAGGGTGAACAGCTCATCCTGGAGAACGAGGACGCGATTGTCAGGTTCAAGCGCGACTTTGCAAAGCTCCAAGCGGCAACGCAGCAGGCACAAAGATATAATGGCTGGATAGCAAGTGGCGGCACCCCGCTAAAAGTGGCCCTGGCTAATGCAGCTGAGGCAGATGAGGAAATCGCGGTTCGGCGGTACAACGCAAAAGTCGGCAAGCAGCAAAAAGAAGAGAGCGCGCTGCAACAAAGGATGCAAGCTAACCTCAATAATCTTTATGCCTCCGCTGCCAGAAAATCATCCTTCATCAGCGCAGGCTCCAGCTTGCTAAGCGGCTTTGGCCAGGTAAAGGCGATAGGCTGATGAGAGTTCCTACATACAGCCAGCAGACGCAACGTACAGCAGCTGTTGGCGCTCAGCCAATGACTGTCCAGGCAAATCCAAATGCTTTGGCTGCGCCAGGCAGGGCTTTGGCCCAGCTGGGTGACACAGCCTTTAGGATCAGTGCATCATTCTATGAAGCAGAAAAAAAGGCAGAACGAGCCGGCCAGGTTGCCGGGCGGGTGGCGCAGGCAACCAAGGCAGTCCAAGATTTTGTTTTAGACCCCGACAATCAAAACAGAGTTTTTGAGACTAACGGCCAGGCGTCTAGTTTTTTCGATACCAGCATGGCGCCAATCCGCATGATGGCTATGGAGGGCGTTACAGATCCGCGGGTAAAAAGCCAGATAGCGACCCAGTTTTCTACTATTTACGAGAGCAGCCGCCTGGGTTTTATGAAAATAGCGCGTAACAACTTGATTGACCGCAACATAGCAAAATTTTACGCGACAGCAGACGGTTTGAAGGAAAGGGCAGCTATTGGCAGCCCCAGTGAGGTAAACGCTGCAAACATAGAGCTGTTTGAAAACTACAACAAACAAGGCGTGGGCCTTTATGATTACATGGCCCAGCTGGGCCTTATCGATGAGCAAACAGCGTTAAAAAACAGAAAATCTGCCGGCAGTGATATCGCGCAGACACAAGTCAATTCTGAGCTCAACTCAGCTGCCCTGTCTGGTAACGCCGAGCTGGCTGATCAAGTCATTCTAAAACTGCTTGATCCCAAGGAATATGAAGGCCTGGACGCTGAAACACGCACCAGCCTGACAGCAAAAGCAACATCACTATCAGACAAATTATTTAGGCGCGCTGTCACTGCAGCTGAGAAAGCAGAAACTAAAACCGCGAAAGACCTTAAAAAGAGACAAGAAACAACTGAACGTGACTTTTTTGCGAGGTTCCGGGCCGGCAGTATGGAGAACGCCACAGATGCTCAGATCCAAGCTATGCCGACAGAGCTTGATATCAGTGAGGCACTGACTTTTGGAGAGATCCGGCAGCCGGCAGCAGACGCCTTGATTAAGCTGGTGCGCGGCGGTGATGCGCCTGTCGATGACGCACAGTTCGTAACGAATATTCAGCAACAAATTTTAGCGCAAGATACTGAAGCTGGGATCAATGAGCTCGTTGACACGGCCACAGCCGCGCTGGGTCCGAATGGAAAGATTACGCAAGGCTCGCTTGAGAAGGTCATATCACTTGCAGAATCAGCCAAGGCAAAAACCCCTGAGGTCGAAGAAATCAAAAGATATGAGCAAGTCTTAAACAAGCTCTTACAGCAAGATGCGGGCTTCCAAGCTGAATTTGACTTTGGCGAGCAAGCCAGGCGGGCAGACGCCTTAGCTACATACTTTGAGCTGACTAGTGACCCTGACATGCGCCTGTCGGGCAAAGAGGCATACAATCAAGTAAGGGACATGTTTGGTCGGTCCTTAAACCAAAAGCTCAACTTTCTTGCTCCAGCCACTTTGGTGCGTGAGGCAGTCGGTAAACCGGCCAGCCAATGGCTGCCGGAGGACATTTTAAAGGCTCAGTTAGCAGTGGGACGAAGCGATCTCAATCAAGTTCAAAAAGCCTTAGAGTATGAAACCATTGGCGAGATTGAATCGATCGCAAGAAAAAACGCTCAGGCGCTTAGAGAGGCAGAAGATGCCGCCGCAACTACAGAGGACCAAGATGGTCGCGGATTATTTGATTTTATCAAAGAGTGGCTAAAAGGCGATGATGACAGACTGAGGACAAGCTAGTGGATTTCCTAACCTCATTTGCGAACAGCCGGCTAGATGCCAGAATGGCAAATGGCAGATATGCCAAGGCTATCCAGGACGCATCAGACATTGAGCTGGATGTTGACTACATCCTTAAAAAAGATGTCATGCCGACCAACACAGCCCAAGAGCTAGATGAAAGCGAGCTGATAGATATGAGCTCACCCACTGGCTCCAACTGGGCTGCCGCCAGTCAGCGCATTTATGAAACCTTCCGGGGCGACAGAGATCTGAAAGGCCGGAACATGGCGCGGGGCGCGCGCGAGCCGCAGACGCCAGAAGAATATGCACAATGGGGCATAGAGTTCATTGGTCAGATGAATCACAATTTCTCAAGCATGGCCGTCAACACAGTCAAGCTGAACGGTCAGGACGACATGACCAAGCTGGCAATGCACCATCTTTTCCAGGATTATGAGCGCCTGCCCGGCATGAGCTGGAACGGGACCAAGCGGTTTTTCAAAGGTATAGCCACAGATCCAACAACATATGTAGGGCTAGGCACACTTGGCCTGGGAACATTGGGTGTTGCCGGCGCCAAGCAAATGAGCAAGCAAGGTTTCTCGCGTTTCTTGCGTGGATCTCTTAATCCCAAAATGTTGGCCGCTTATGAGGGCGCTGGCTACACAGGGGCTTTTGACGCAATGCGGCAGAATATCAACGTGCAGGCTGGTATCCAGGATGAGCTTGATTTAGGACAAACTGGTTTGGCTACGGCTCTTGGCGGTGTTGGTGGCCGCGCGTTAGCTGAGGGCGTTGACCAGGTGGTCAAAAACGCACCGGCCATAGCAGGAGCTGTGCGCGAGGGCATTGATCAGCTGGGCCAGGCAGCTGACGCCAGGACTTTGCAAAGAGCCCAAGACACAAGCGTCCAGCTCAATACTGGCGTTGACCCAATGCAGGCAATAGATGCTGCTTTGTCTGGGGCTGGCAGAGTAGCCAGAGGGATGCAAAGACAGGTGGTAGCACCTGGAACAACAATCCCGCCAAAAACCTCCCCACCAACAACTGATGATTTGGCCGCAGCTCAGGCTGATACACGGCAAACTGCCGAATCTGTTGGTCAAAGGCTTGATATCACTGTGCCTGAGGCTGAACGAGTTGCTGGTGGTACGTATGTTGCTGGGGCGCCAGGCGGTGGCCGTTGGTCAGACTTGCCCGAAGAAACACTTAATCAGCGCGGTCCAGGGTTTGCTGGATCAGATGCAGATCTTGCCCGTATGTGGCAAGAAACGCTCAGTGAGGTTAGCCAGGCAGCGCGTGACTCTGTTAGTAGAACGGGTGCAACTTGGGAGGCGTTTCCTGCTAAATCTTGGGATTTGGCTATGCGCCTGCCCAACAGGCATCAGTTTTGGTATGAGCTCTCAGGAGAAAGTTTTGTAGATCGTTTGCCAGACTTAAGCATGGATGAGCACATGATGTTTGTCGATTTGGTTGGCGCTACATCAGCGCGAGCCGGTCCTGGCCCTAATTTAGAGCGAGCTGTTTCTGTGCTTTCGCAAAATTTGCGCGGGGTTCCTGTCGATGTTGATCTTACAACGCAATCAACTGTAGAAGCCGCGTTGCAACGCCAAGGGGTTGGCGTCAGCTCTGACTTAGCAAATAAAACCGGCATGTTTTCTGACACTCTTGCTTTGACTGGCGGTTTGCCTGTTCGCTATCCAATAGCGGTAAATGATGTCTGGGTGGCAAAAGCATATGGCATTACAGACGGTCAATTGAGTGGCAACCAAGCCCTGCATGAGGTGTTCGGCAAATACACAAACAAACTGCGTGACTTTACAAATCAAAAAAGTCCTGGGGGTATTCCACACCAAAGCTGGCAAAAACAAGCACGTCAGTGGGTGCAAATGCGCTCCGCTGATGATGGTATTGATACATCTAAGGTTACGTCTGTTGAGGGCAATGATTACGCTTCAGAATTTGGCCGTCTTGTTCAAAAGCTGGAGGGTGCCGGCATCAATGTTCCTGGCGGCGTTTTAACAAGAAATGTATTGATGGACCCGCGTGTTGCTGACGCTTTGCGCCCTACAACGCCCGGCTACAGAGAGGCGCCAAAAGCAACAGTTGAGTTTGGCACATTGCTAACGCCATCTGGTGAAAAGGCCGCTAGCATTTTTGCTGCGGCAAGAGATGCCGGCGACACACTAACGCAACAAGAATATCTTGGTACGCTCACTGGCAGCATGTATACCAGCGCCAGAGGCAAGACACTTTGGGAAAAAACTGTTCGCCTAGCGACCAATGAGTCAAGAATGGTTACGCGGATTTCCGCGCCAACAAAGGCAGACCCATTTGCTTATAGCGGCACATTTGAGGGAGCTGCTGCACCAAATATCCGTATACCGCTCAAAAATATGTCACCAGACCAGATCGCATATTTCAATGCGATGGCAGGAAAAGGTCTAAAGCAAAAGGCCATGGCTGCTGCAGAAATTAAAAATATAAACTTAAATGAGGCTTTGCCAGAGGGCTACATCGAAACTAACACATTGTATTTTCCTTGGACACAGACGGTGCCAGAAGAGCTTATCATAGGGGTTTCACGGGCGCTCGGTGAGGGCTTTGAAGTGTCTGCAAGCAAAACGCCTGGTGGACTAGCAATAGACGTAAACCCTAGATTTACTGATGATGGGGCTGAGGGGCCAGACGCCGATGCCATTGACAGAGCGACAGATTTCCTAGAAAATGAGTTCGGCGCTCAGAATGTGAAAGCATTTAGAGCGGCGTACAAAAGTGACTACGGCAAAAACTATGTCGAGGATGACGGCACAGGGGCAGCCTACGATGAAATCATCGAAGCAACGCTAAAAGGATGGGAAGATGAAGCAGCCCAGCAAATCCAATCAATCGCCGGGACAAGCACAACAGCCGATGCAATCACAGCCTTCCTCAGGGGTGACACAAAAGACCTCGCCATCACAGGCGATGGGCTCACGAGCGCCGAAAAGGCTAGCATCAGACGAAGAACATCAACAGTTCGTAAAAATGCGCGGGGCAGAGTTGATTCTCACAACCAGACGTTAGCTGAGTGGGGTCAGCTTGGTGATGAGCTAGATAACAAAATGACTGCCGCTATTCCTAAGTGGGAAAGGCGCGCAGCAGCTAGAGCGAAAAATCAAGAGGCTGTAGCCAACGCCTCAGAATTATAGTACCTTGTTATAAAGTAGGGGCGCCGTGAGGCGCCCTTTTTGCTGGGAAAATCATGGCACTTACAGATCCTAAGACACCTGAGGGCATGGCCTTGCAGGGCGATTTACTGCGCCCGTTAGAGGGCAATGAAATGCAGCCCGTCCAGACTGCTGGGCTATTTGACGCGCTAGGCAAGGCAGTAGGTGGCCCGGTACTGAACAGGGCTCAACAGCGCCTGCGCGAGTTGCAGACACAGCCACAGCCGGCAGCCCCTGAGATTGCTACAGATGCAGTTTCGGTTGATCCTGTTTATGAGGCACAGCTTAAAGCAATGACCGCGCCTTACCAAGGTGACGGCGTGAATATCAAACCCACAGAGGCAGAGGCAGCTGCTGTGGCAAAAGCTATGAATAGACCTTCTCAAGTGAGTGATGAGGGGTTGTTAAGCGATTTTCGGGCAGTTGGCGCTCGTGGTGATGAAAAAATACCAGATGAGGGGAGGGTCTTAGCGTCTATTGAGGCCATAAGCCAGACTTACAGAGCCGATATCTCTGGAGCTGCTCGCGATGAAATGAAAGATAAGGCTGTTAGAGATTTGGCCAATCTCTTGGGAACTACTCAGAAAAAAGTATTACAAACCAAAATACTGGGCAGAGAACGTGGCGAAACTTTCAATGCTGAAACAATGCTTGCCGCGAGGGATTTGTTAGTTTCAGAAATGAACACTCTGGATAGGCTGGCAGCCATAGCTGAAACAGGTAGTGATTCAGACGCACTTAAATTCCGCACACAGCTAGAACTTGTGTCCCAGTTACAAGCGCAAGTAAAAGGCGCTCAGACCGAAATTGCCAGGGCGCTATCGTCTTTTCGCATACCCGCAAGGAACTATTCCGGCGACCAAGACCCAATAATGAAGGCAGCTGCAACGACCACTATATTGGACGATTTTGGCGGTGCCGGCACTGTGCGTGATATGGCAAAAGCATATCGTCAATCAGGCTCTCAACACGCTAGGGCAGCATTTGCCAGGAGCGTAACAAAACTAAAAGTGCGTGAGAGCTTGGATGCCTTTTATGAAATGTGGATTAACGGCCTGCTAAGTAATCCAGTTACTCATATTAAAAACGTAACTGGTGCTTTTCTTACTACTGGCGCGCATGTGCCGGAGATGTACGGTGCCGCAATGGTTGGTGGCATGAGGCGCGCTTTGGGCGGCCGGGGTGGCGTCACAGCAGCTGACGCTCATGCCTCTGTGTTCGGTGCCATTATGGGGCTGCGGGATGCGTATGGCGCTGCAGCCAGGGGTTTTGCAACTGGCGAGAAACCATTGCCAGGTACAAAAATTGATTTTCAGCCATCTAATATGATTGGCAACAAAAACAAACGAGTGGAACATGCTTTTAGCGCCGAAGCCTTTGGCGCTCAGGGTCCGATGGGAACATCGATAGACGCGCTAGGACGCCTATTAACAATAAACCGTATTCCAACACGGGCGCTAGAATTTGAAGATACTTATTTCAAGGTAGTGGCACACCGCATGTCTTTGTATGAGTCGGCCATGCGCTCTGGGCGGCAGAAAGGTTTCAAAGGGGATGACCTAGCAGAGCACGTTGCAAATTACCTATATGACCCTCCAGCGATAGCCATCAAACATGCTGATGCCCACGCAAAATATGTGACCTTGCAAACTGATTTAGACGAGGTTGGCAGAAACATTGGCGGCCTGCGGAAAATACCTGGCATGAGGTATTTCCTGCCATTCTTCAAAACGCCTTATAATGCTTTTAAATACGCCATGTTGGATCGCTCTTTTGTGGGCGCGATCTATGGTGAGAGCGCAAGAGCAATAAAAAGAGCAAATGCGCCCGGCGCGTCTATGGCTGACAAAGCTGCTGGAGATTTGGCGATTGCCAGGCTTTCGCTAGGCACAATGACTGCGGCATTAATATTCCATTTTTCTCAAACTGGGGAGGTTACTGGAAGAGGTCCAACTGATAGGGGCCTGCGAGCATCAATGATGCGTAGTGGGTGGCGCCCTTATTCTGTCAAAATTGGTGACGAGTATTTTAGCTACCAAACAGCAGAGCCATTTTCATCGATTTTAGGAATGGCGGCAGATGCCGGCGAAGCAATGCAATACGGCGGTATGGATGCTGACAAAAGCGAAGATATTTATGCGGCTGTCGCCGCTGTTGTTGGAAACCAGCTGACCAACAAGACATTTATGCAGGGCTTTAGTAACTTGGTTAAAACACTAAATGACCCGGTTCGTTATGGAAAATCTACAGCTGATAGCTTCATACGATCTTTGACGCCACGCGGGGTTGCAGCTGTTGAACGTATGATGGACCCAGAGGTAAGGGCGGCTGTTGATGCTGTTGACTCATTTAGATCTCAAATCCCTGGTTTAAGTTCTTCTTTGCCAGCCCGGCGTAACTTTTGGGGGCAAACAATTTACACAAGTGAAGCATTTGGCCCTGATTTGGTAAGCCCGATATACATGGGGCAGTTCGGGCCAAACCAGCTGGACCCAGATCCCGCTCGCGCTAAACAGGCCTTTGAGCTCGACCAGGAGTTCAAGGCTATTAAATGGGGGCCGACAGATCACCCAAGCAATTTTGATGACATGATTGAGTTTGGGCCAATGATGAAAGCCCGATATCACGACTATGCCGGCATGAGAGCCCTGCAAACGATTACCCAGACTGTGGGGATGCCGGAATATCAAAAGTTCCGCAATGCCTTTGTAAACAACGGAGACAAGCTGGCCCGAGATCAGGCCATCTTGATGCTGCGCAGCGCCACGCTATCAGCTAGGGAAATGGCAAAAGCTGACTTGATGTCCGACAAAGAATTTGGCCCTGAGCTGCTGGAGCTTATTGGAAGAGCAAACGACAAAAGATCTAAGCAGGCAGATAACATTATGGAAGTATTGAGATGACAGTATCAAGCACCGCAAATAAAGTTAGCTATTCTGGCAACGGGTCTTTGGACACCTTTGCCTATACCTTCAAGATATTTGCCGACAGTGATCTGAAGGTCTTTATCAGGACTAGCGCCGGCACAGAGACGCTAAAAACGATCAGCACCCACTACACGGTTACTAATGCCGGGGTGGCTACTGGCGGCAATGTCGTTTTCACCTCAGGCAATATACCGGCCAGCGGCGAGACTGTTGTTATCCAGCGTGAGCTTACGCTGACACAAGGCACCGACTACGTTGAGAATGACCCGTTCCCGGCGCAGAGCCATGAGGATGCGCTTGACCGGCTAACCTTTGTCACCCAGCAGATGCAGGAAGAGCTGGACAGATCTATCAAAGCATCTGTGACAAACACCATTACAAACTCTGAGTTTACAGTGTCAGCCACAGACCGGGCCAACAAGGTCTTTGCGTTTGATGCATCTGGGAATCTATCTGTCACCCAGGAGCTCGGCACGAACAGAGGGGATTGGGCAGCATCGACAAGCTATGCTGTGCGCGACCTGGTCAAAGACACTAGCACTGGCAATATCTTTTTTGTAAATGAGGCACACACAAGCTCTGGCTCACAGCCCCTGACAACTAACGCCAACAGCGCTAAATACGACCTGATTGTTGATGCTGCGTCTGCGACCACAAGCGCGTCAGCTGCGGCGTCAAGCGCTACTGCAGCCGCATCCAGTGCCTCAACGGCATCAACCCAGGCATCCAATGCCTCGACCAGCGCATCAACATCTTCAACCCAGGCATCAAATGCGGCATCATCTGCCACGGCAGCGGCGTCATCTGCTACTGCCGCCGCCGCATCAGCCACCTCTGCGGCAGCCTCGCTGGATGCTTTCGATGATAATTACTTAGGGGCAAAGTCTAGTGATCCAAGCACCGACAACGATGGTGATGCCCTTACCGCTGGTGACTTGTACTTTAATACATCAAGCAATGTCTTAAAGGTGTACAACGGTTCAGCGTGGCAGGAAGCTACTTTGGTTACGACTGCCACCACGGCAGAGCTGAACATCATGGATGGCGACACCTCTGCGTCATCCACCACTGTGGCAGACGCTGACCGTGTCGTATTCAACGATGCTGGCACCATGAAGCAAGTGGCAGTCACAGACCTGGCTGCCTACTTTGATGATGAAATCACCGCCATGCCTAACCTTGTTACAACAGGCGCACTAAATTCTGGCAGCATCACAAGCGGCTTTGGCGCGATAGACAACGGTTCTAGCAATATCACCACGACAGGCGTTGGAACATTCGGCTCACTGGATATTAGCGGAGACATTGACGTGGACGGCACCACAAACCTAGATGTCGTAGACATTGATGGTGCTGTTGATATGGCGTCCACATTGCAAGTCGACGGCGCAATAACATCATCTGCTGGCGCAACAATCACTACTGCCGATAACACTGCACAGCTTACTATAAAATCTACGGACGCAGATGCAAGTGGTGGTCCTTTTATAGATTTAATAAGAGACAGCAGCAGCCCTGCGGCCAATGATATTGTAGGTTTACTTAGATTCCGTAATGATAATTCAGCAGGAGACGTACACACTTACGGTTTAATCCAGTCAAAAATCTTAGATGCTACTGATGGCAGTGAAGATATGGGGCTGGAAATAACAATGAATAAAGATGGCACGAATCGTAGCAGAATAGAGTGTCTTGCTGCCGAAACTGTGTTTAATGAGGATAGTGTAGACCTAGACTTCCGTGTTGAGTCCAACGGCAACGCTAACATGCTGGTTGTGGATGCGGGTAATGATAAAGTCGGCATTGGGACTAACGTCCCAGCAAACAAATTATCTGTGGTTGGTGGAGATTTTGGAACACTCCTTCTAGATAACGCTAACTCATCTCACGGAACACAAATTCTTTTTCAAGCAAATGGCACAGCCAACACAGGTGGTGACATTCAGATGTCTGATGCTGGCGGTATGAAGATTAGAACGCTTGCAGTTGAACCAATTACACTTGCTACTTCTGCGTCCGCTGGTTCTCCTGCTAATGTGCTTGTTCTTGGAACAAATAAAGATGTGACTGTTAGCGACGGCGACCTTGTGATTGGCACAAGTGGTCATGGCATTAGTTTTGCTGCAACCGGTGATGCTAGTGGCGCGACCAGTGAACTTCTTGACGACTATGAAGAAGGCACTTGGACTCCAGTGTTAACAACAAGTTCTGGAACTCCTGCTACTTATGGCACACAACAGATAGGAAAATATGTAAAAATTGGTGATTTGGTACACATTTATTTTGATATTGCAATCAACCAAGTAAACAACAGTAATACAACTCTTGTTTCTGGACATCCTTTCAATTCAGTAAATAACGACGCACTGGCAGTTAGTTTCTTTAGCACTTTGGCTGTCAGTCCCGTGTTTGTACAGTTTCAATCTGTTGGGTCAAGTGGTTTCATGGCCGTCGGCCTGACAAGCGCAGGGACAAACATTACCAACGGGCTTGGAATATTCGGAAATAGCGCAAGAATAATAGCAAGTGGCACTTACAGAACAGCATAGGAGACTGATATGGCACTAACAGAAGAAACAGTAGAAGACAAGATTGAAGTAGTTGGCGACCATAAAATCGTACAAGTTCGCACCGCAACTGTGATTAAAAAAGATGGTATGGAAATTAATCGTAGTTTTCATCGGCACCAAGTGTCACCTAGTGTAAAAACAGATAGCGGTTGGTCCGACACAGACATCAGCGGTGAAACAGCAGAAGTACAAGCTATCTGCAATGCCGTGTGGACTGATGCTGTAAAGACTGCATATCAGAAAATGGTAGATGCACAAGAACTTTAATTAAAGATGGATTTAGTTCACATAATAGACGGTTTGATTGGCGTTCTGGTCATGGCTGGCGGCTGGTTCCTCGGATCACAAGCGCGTGAGGTCAAGCGGCTGGATATCTTGATAAACAGGACACGCGAGGACTTTGTGTCGCGTGGCGAGT